ATAGAAAAAGACACGCTCGCATACGTCGCGGGCGGAACGCTCTACTACAACGGCGCTGCGACGCCCGTGACGGGACTTGCAAGCGGCTCTAAGCAGCTCGTGAGCATGGGGGCATATATAATCATATTTCCGGACAAGGTCTACTACAACACCGCAGACGGCGCAGACTATGGCGGCATGGAGGCGACGTTCAACACGACCGGAAGCGTAAGCTATGCACTGTGCCGCGCCGACGGCGACGAGTATACCACGCCGACGGTATCGGCGACGGAGCCGGACAACCCGCAGAATCTTGACCTGTGGATAGACACAAGCTCCACGCCGCACGTGTTGCGGCAGTATGGCAGCGCGGCGGGAACGTGGGCGGAGATCGTGACGGTGTACACCAAGTTGACGTTCTCCACGCAGGGGCAGATACCGGCGCTGTTCGCAAAATACGACGGCGTGACCATCAGCGGCGCGAGCTTCGCCGACGCGAACGGGGACAAGATTATCTATGCCGTCGGCGGCGAGGCAGACAAGGCTGCGGACTATATCGTTGTTGTGGGGCTGCTGGAGCAGGCGTACAGCGACGAGACGAGCAACATAACGATCAAGCGCAGCGTGCCGCAGATGGATTATGTCTGCGAATGCCAGAACCGGCTATGGGGCTGCTATTACGGCAACGACGGCACACAGAACCTCAACGAGCTTTACTGCTGCGCGCTCGGCGACTTCAAGAACTGGCGGCAGTATCTCGGCCTCAGCACGGACAGCTGGACGGCTTCCGTCGGCTCGGACGGAGTATGGACGGGGTGCGTCAACTATCTGGGCAGCCCGCTGTTCTTTAAGGAAAACCGGATACACCGCATAACCGTGTCTTCAACGGGGGCGCACAGAGTAGCGGAGACGGTAGCGCGAGGCGTCCAGCGCGGGAGCGGCCGGAGTCTTGCGGTCGTCAACGAGACGCTGTACTACAAGTCCCGCGAGGACATATGCGCGTATCAGGGCGGCTTCCCCACAGGTGTGAGCGAGGCGCTTGGGCAGGAGCTGTACAGCGATGCGGCGGCCGGAGCCGTGGGCAGCAAGTACTACATTTCCATGAAGGGCAAGGCCGGAGACTGGCATCTGTTCTGCTTTGACATCTCGAAAACGCTGTGGATGCACGAAGACGAGCTGCACGGCGAAGCTTTCGCGCGCGTGGATGACGAACTGTACTGCATCGCTGACGGGAAGCTTGTCGGTCTGCTGGGCTACGGCGGAACGCATGAGGCGGACGTCAGCTGGGAAGCGGTCAGCGGGATTATGTACTATGAGTACCCCGGCAATAAATACATATCGCGCTATGACATCCGGCTGAACATGGCGAAGGGCGCAAAGTTCGAGGTCTACATCGAATACGACAGCACAGGCGTATGGCAGCGCGGCGGAAGCGCGACGGCGTACAGAGAGGGCACGACAAGCTATACGTTCCCGATACGTCCGCGCCGCTGCGACCATATGCGGCTCAAGCTGTGCGGCACCGGAGAGAGCCGAGTGTTCTCAATCGCACGAATCTTGGAGATGGGGAGCGACTACCGATGAGCGTTTTTGATATGCCCCCGATCTTGCAGGGGACGCCGGAACAGCAAATCTCAGCGCTGCGGAACTTCCTGGTGCGGCTTGCGGACACCTTGCAGACCGAGTTTGACGACGACAAGATCAGCGAGGCGGTAAAACAGGCAACAACCGCCGCAGCAGCAGGAACCGACAGCGCGGCAAAAGCGGAGATCGACAAGAACGCGCAGAACCTGCGGCAGCTGATCATAAAGACGGCTGACAGCATTTACAGCTACGTCGACGAGATAACGCAGAATCTGTCCTCTGTATACGTCGCAAAAAGCGAGTTCGGCACGTATCAGGAGACGGTGAACACAACGATACAGCAGACGGCGAAGCAGACCGTCGAGAGCTATGATTTCCAGAGCCAAATCGACGCGGTAAATTCCCGCGCGGACAGCACGGACAGATCTGTGACGACCATACGCGGGGAGATACGGCGCGGGCTTATCACCGACCCTGAAACCGGCGAAACGCAGATGGGCATCGCAATAAGCGAAAACCTCACGTTCACGGGCGAGACCGAGGAAGAAAACGGCCTGACATATTATAAGCTTGCGCCGGGACAGACGCTCGGCCTGTACACCGCGACCGGCTGGCAGTTCTGGATAAACGGCTCCAAGCGAGGCTGGTTCGACAGCGAGGACGGGATGCTGCACGTTGCGAATATCGTCGTCGAGGACAAGCTCCAGATCGGCGACGGATGGCTTATGACTACGACCGGAGGCTTCGGCCTCCGCTACACAGGAGGATAATATGCTGACTGGATATATACGCGGGCAGGAGCTGAGAATAAGCACTCCGGAAATTGCCGCGGACAGCATCAAATATCTTGAAGCGGAGTTTCACTTCGCGGGGCGCGACTGGGACGGTTACGTCAAGACGGCGTACTTTATCAACGGCACAAGCAAATTCGCGCTGGTGCTCGCTGACGACCGCATAACGGCGGACATGGGGCTGAACCTTACCGCCGGGGAATGGGAGGTCAAGCTCAGCGGCGTAAAGGGAGACTCGCGGATAACCACGACCACAGAGCGTATATATGTGCGCGAGTTCGGCGGCACGGAGGGGACGCTTCCGGACGTCACGCCGACGCAGGCGGAGCAGCTGCTTGCCAAAATCGGCGACATGTCGGCGCTTGAGACGGCGGCGAAGGACAATCTCGTCGCGGCTATAAACGAGGCGGCGCAGACGGGCGGCGGGAGTGGCGGAGGCAAGGACGGAACTGGCATAGAGTCCATCACCTACAAGGGCGAGGACGAATCCGGCGGCAACATGTACACCGTGCTGCTGACGGACGGCACTTCTTACGATATCACGGCACCGAAGGGAGCGAAGGGTGATAAAGGCGACGCAGGCGGCAAGGGCGATCCCGGCGTTCCCGGCAAAACACCCGTCAAAGGTACAGATTATTGGACAGCGGCAGACAAGCAGGAGATAATCGACGACATTCACCCTGCCTACTATATCGACCTTGCGGGCGAATACCCGAACTACACATGCTCAGTTGCAATGGCAGACATCAAGGCAGCTTATAACTCGGGATATAACCTTGTCTGCCGGTGCGCGCTGTATGTATATACAGCAACACTTCCGCTGTTTGTTCCGATGCCCACCTCTAACACTTGGATATTTTCGGGTTCGGGTGCGCTGGCCGCAATGAACTTCCCTGCGCAGTCGCTGACTATCGCCATCGTCAACGGCGCGGTGCAGGCAAGTGATACGCGGCTGGCATCTAAGGCTGATATCCCCACTATCCCCACAGCCTTGAAAAATCCTAACGCTCTAACGGTCAAAATCGGCAGCACCACCGTCACCTATGACGGCAGCAGCGCCCAGACCGTGGAGATAGCGGACGGCACGGAGGTAGAATACTGATGGCGAAGAAACTTTACGAAGAGACGTCCGTGCAGGACATTGCGGCAGCTATCCGCGCGAAAAAGAGATGGGGGCTGCTGTGCGAGCGCTATCTGGGAGCGAAGCAATCGAGTGGCACCAGTGCCCGGAAGCCGTCCGAAACTTTCTTACCAACGTGACTTACGAGCCAAGCGACTACAACACATCTCAAATCGCCAATTATGCCCCCGCAACAGCAGTTGTGAGTAATTACAAGCCCATCGGGCAGATAGCTGGCGGGGTGACGCACTACAACGAAACACCGAATGTGCTCCTGCCTTTCGCGTCAGGCGGGAAAGCGGGCACACTCAAACCGCTGGACGCTTTGCGATGGATTCGCACGCGGGACAGCTCCGCAGAAGCGTGGAATGTGCGCGACCTTGGCGGATGGGCATGTGACGGCGGCGCGGTGAAGTATGGCCTGCTGATCCGGGGCGGAAAGCTGGCGGCGGCTGACCGGGACGTACTCGTCGAAGATCTGGGCATCCAGCATGACCTTGACTTGCGAGGGCGCGAGGGCGGCGGTTCGGAAGATGAGCCGGAAATGACAGAATCTCCGCTTGGGAGCGACGTATGGTACACACGCACACAGCAATATGCATGGTACGCTCTGACACCAGTAGCAACATGGCAAGCTTACCTCCGCTGCGTGTTCGACGCGGTGACGCATCGGGAGCCGGTATATTTTCACTGCACCGCAGGTGCAGACCGTACCGGTACGCTCGCTTGTGTGCTAGAGGGGCTGCTCGGTATGAGCCAGTCGGACATCGACAAGGACTATGAGCTGACTACATTTTATTCCGGCTCCGGGTCGGATGCGGCTGCGCGGCGAAGGAATGAATCAGACTGGAAGGGGCTCATCAATGCCATCAATGCAGTTTCGGGCGATAGCTTTCGGGATAAGTGCGTACATTTTGCCGTCGGCACATGCGGCATGACAATGGCGGATATCAATGCCTACCGTGCAGCCATGATAGACGGAACGCCGGAGACGCTGCACTGGTATCAGGCTGTAACAAAGAATCTGACAGGCTGCACCATCAGCAACAGTGTGTCTCAGGTGGAATACGGTGACAGCTACACGGCGACCATCACGCCGGAAAGCGGCAAGGAGCTGACCTCTGTGGTCGTAAAAATGGGCGGTGTGGATATCACGTCCACGGCGGTTTCCGACGGGACGATCAGCATTGAAAAGGTCACGGGAGCCGTGACGATTACCGCGGCTGCGGCTGTGCCGTCCGTTTCCTACGGTATCACGCTCAACCTAACCAATGCCGCATCGTCCAATACGGCGACCAGTATTGCGGAGGGGACGGCTTACACTACGACGCTCTCGCCGACCGGAACCTACAAGAAGCTCGGCACGATCACTGTCACGATGGGCGGTACGGACATCTCCGCAACGGCGGTATCCGGAAGCACCGTGAGCATATCGAACGTCACCGGAGATATCGTTATTACCTGCGCGGCAGAGATCACGAACATCATTGATACCATCGGGATATCTGCGAATACGCGGCTCAGTACGTCAAACGGCGCAAATCGGACGCAGAGTGGATATGCAGCCATCGGAGCCAACGAGGATGCAGCAAGTCTGATCCACCTTGCGGCTGGTGATACGCTCCGCATCAAGGGTGCAAGCCTACCCACGGCGAATGATAATTACAGTGCAATCGCGCTGCACAATGCAAGCGGAACGTTCAGCACGGCGACATATCTGCACAGCGGGCTTACTTGGAATGGCATGACGTTTGCGAACAGCGGCAATATCGTCACGGTGACGGCTACGACGGAACGCTACATCCGCATGTCGCTGATCTGCACGGATGCGTCGGCGGTAATTGCCACGATCAACGAGGAGAACGCATGACAGATATGACCATTACAGGAATTGAGACGGAGGTAACAACATGACCAAGACAAACACCGGGCTCGTGGAATATGCAATCGCCCAGTTAGGTAAACCGTATTGGTGGGGCACCTTCGGGCAGACGGCCTCGGCGGCGCTGCTCACGCAGAAGCGGGCGCAGTACCCGGAATATTACACGGCGGACGACTTTGAG